GCGTGAGCGGCCCAAATCCACAAAATTAACAGTTGCACGCGAGGAATCATCTAACCTCGAAAGAACCAACTGTCCGTGGAAAACACTAATTTCGGACATACGCTGTAGAAACTTGCGACCAATAGTAAAAATTCTAGACCTTAGGAAGATGCGAACATCTTACAAAAGGTATAGTGTATAAAACCTATCAGTGCAAATAGCACAACGTAAGATGTACAAACATCTCGTCCAAGAAAAAGAACTAACATGAAAAATGTTCTTTCACTCCTGCTCAGCCGCCGAGCAGTATCCTAACCTCAAAAGAGGTTTCTTATGGCGATTATAAAGGTCCGCCGACCTTTTTATGAATGACCCAAGTATTTTACAAATATATATATATACAACACAAAACATGAACTACGAAGCCGTAGGATCGTTGTATGCGTACAAAATTGGTGCTCCAGTAAACATTCCCAACTGGAAGTCTTCTCCGATCGAGATATACTTATCAATTCTCATATGTGTTTGTGAAGCACCATACACTTCCGTAGTAAGTTCATGACCATCATGAAAACCGGCATAGTAATCAAGATCGCGTCCAGGAACAAAACGTTGTCCAAGCGTATAAAAGGGCGTTTCGTACTCCAAACAAGGATTATTAATAGTCGGTGTAAGGTGAGCACCCCCCAAAGTGGAGCGTTGAGTTTCTTGCATCTCTGAGCGACGATCTCCTAAAAGAGCATTGTCCAGTGGATGTGAATAGGTTCCATTCGAGATGCCAAGCAAATTATGCCTAGCAACATGAAAGGAGCCCATATCATTTGAGATACTTTTTCCAGATATAATTGCCTTATGACGCAGCGCACCGCGTCGACAAGCAAAAGCTGGAGTCAAATAATTCAACAGAGTCATGGTACAGAAAGTGTAGGGGGAATTACCCGCAGTGGAATCAACACCTTGGTCTTGTCCATTCGGATCCCATCCCCTGTAGTAAGGAAAATTGCTTAAATCTTGGGCAACCATATTCACACCTGTTACGCCATAAGCTGGCCAGTATGAATTGTGAAATTGGTACCTTCGAAGCAATTCACGAAATGAAACAATTCTCTCACCTTGATAGACAAGATATTGATTATCTTCCTTTATTCCCTCACCAGGTGCAAAGCTTGCTACTTCAGAAGTACAAGTGGGTGCATTGGAAGTATCAGCTGTGGTAACCATGGGGGCAACCTCTGACTGTTCTTGAAAGACAGACATGTTCGAGAGTCCCTTAGTGGTAGGAACCGAAACAGCAAAATCTTCTCCTGCAGAAACCCAAACTTGGACTTTCACATCAGCAGCAGTTGTTGCAGGCGTAGCGAGTTCATTCACTACATACACAGACAAAGTACCATTATCTGTTACTCCATGAGGAGCGATAGGATTCACATCATCATAAATAGTAGCTAGAGGCAAACTGTCAGGACCTAAATTCAAGGCCCAGGCACGAACATCTGCCCACTTCACTTCATATTCAAAATCCCTATTTTCAGTAATATCAACAATGGTAGAATACACTTGATTAAAAGGCACTGCACCAGCATTGTTCTGATTGGGATTGTAGACAATCCGAAGACGTCCACGATGATATTCGGAACACACCACATTGAAACGGAATTTAATAGAACCTTGCCAACACGAAAAAGGCGCAGCACCAAAAGCCAATGCTGTCATATGAATCTCCGTTGCCGGAGCAGCAGACAACAATTGGTTATATACAGGCGCCACAACAAACGAAGTTAACATAGTATCTGTAACAGCCGTCTCAGGCCAGTCGAACTGCCTCCAATAGGAAGGTCGCTGGCAAATCGAGTTGATGGTAAGTTCATCCTCACCACCAAGTCCCATCACACGCGAATCAATTGTCAACTCATTCTTCGAGTCCAAAGACAATTTAACAAGGTTTTCTGAGACATCAGAGTTCGCAAGATTTCCCATATAACGCGGAACATAAACTTGTGAGTCTGCCAAAACTTGAGGACGTGAATATCCAAAAATCTTAGCAATTTGACCCACTTTCGTAGCTACCATAGAAGTGGCTTTGGCATAAGGCGTCAAAACGGGAATCATGGAAAGAGCATCAGCAGCCCGCGCAATCGCAGAAGCAGGTTTGCTAATAAGTCCATCTTTCCTAAACTCATCACTTTGGGTATTTGACATCTGCTTGACAGACTTCTTCTTCCCTTTAGCTCCAGCTTGTTCAACATAGGGCTTAGGGAATCCAAATTCATCAAGAGGACGATCAGTGTTACCAGATTGGGCAGCAGAGGTAGTCGGTACAGAAAGCACGACATTCTCAGCCCAACAGAAAATGGAAACAGTAATGGGATCAGTACCACCATTAGCATGTTGAAGAATGTCAAAGTCGTGTATGGTGCATTGCCCCATGTCGTCTTCCCAAGTAGCAATCGTGATGTCGAGATAATTCTCAGGCCAAATAAATGGCAAGAGCATCTCTCCACCTTGCGACGCACATGGATCCAACAACAAATGGGGCTTCTGAGAAGCCTGTACCAGATCCTGCTCAAAGAAAGCACGATTTTTGGTGACCTGATCATTTGTCAAATAAGGGTTGTACGACAGTAACGCACGTCCATAATAAAAACTATTACCATTCACAAGAACCTTCAAACGCAAATTGCAACGAAGATTACGAAAGCGATTAATTTTATCAAGGACATCAGTATTGCCAAAGAAATCCGTCCACGGATTGAACACTTGAAAGAGGCGAGAACCTCCAGGAGTCCACTGGTACTCTTGGATTTTAACTGGTCGACTAAGAAAGTCACCCAAGTTCGCATCGGAAAAACCGGCGAGCTGAGTTGTTTCATCGTTCGATGCAAAAATCTCATAAGTCCATGGTGAATCCCCATCAACAAAGTGCACATTCTCTGTGTCTTTTTGACGAGTATCCTTCGACACGCTATAGCCGGCCCCCGCCGACTCCGTATTAAGGGTATCATTATTTACATTATTATTAAAATTATTTTCAGTAAGCGAATTTATGTACATACGAGAAAGAGCACCGCTCAGTGCTCAGACCGCAGCTATATTTAGTTGGCTGGCGAAACCTCCCGTAAAAACGGGTATCCATAGGGATGGATGCCTACAAGTGCAAAGCAGTTCACAAATATGTAAAAATATGCAAAACATAGAATATGCTGTAATCCATATACACAGGGCTATTTTAAACTTATAACTACGAATAGCTCCGGAGTTGGGTGCTTTTTATGCCATCCCAAGGCATTGAGCGGGACTTACTCTTCAATATCCCACTCATCTCCAACAGTTGTCACAAACGTAGATTCGTCAACATCTTCTTCCTCATCACTCTCCATATAACGGTGACGGAAATAGACAAGACGATCTTCATACGATTCGTTCAACATCTGGCACGAGTCAGTAAGGCCGCATTTAAACGCAACCTTCTTCATCTGAGTACGGCGCATTTCATAGACTTCACGTCCATGCTGCCACCATTCTCTCAACGCACCATCGATATTGGAAATACTTTGATCCTCCAAAGAAACAACCTTAGATTCCAACACAGTGTGGAGAGACTTGAAAATCGATGTCTCATCCAAAGCACCGTGGATCATATCAGTATCAGGATTATAAATGTTATGACGCTTCAAAAAATCTGCATCATGATCATTCATATACTTGGTTGGTTCAGATTCCTTATCAGGCATGGTAAAAACCATATCGCGCTCTTTCAAAAACTGAGCATACGAAATGTGGTTAAACCAATCATAGCCTTTGCGGACGGAGCCTTTCACGTCGTCGCCATAAGTCATCATAGCGGCAACTTCGCGAAAAGGAAGAGGTTTAGAAGTGGAAGGCCACAAATGGAAATATGCACAACGCAACTGCAAAGAATTAACAATACAGTTGATATACACAGTCAAATTTTGACCAGAAGGGTTTGATCCCTTATGGATAATCAAATCTCCATTATAGGCAACACACGAGTAAGCAATTTCCGTTGCAATTCCTCGCATAATAGTCAAATCTCTCTGACTATACCTTCCACACCGTTCGGCAATCTCAACCAACGCGGCAAAAGCAGCATTGATGAGTTGGGCGGGCATCCTAAGATCATACTTGCTATAATCACCAGCAAGAATACGATCTTTTCCGAACTTACACATATGTTTAGCTAATTGATCCCATTCAGGACCTTGTGCATTGACACCGACAGCACATTCTGAATCCAAGGGGAACAAGGACAAAATACGTGCTAAAGGCAAAAAGTACTTGCGCACCAGCATTTGTGTAGCCCAATCAGCGGCCTGGAAGACACGAACCTTATCCTTCGTCAACTTAGTAGGTTCATCCTTCACACAGGCCTTGAAAATCGAATAACAGCGCTCGCCAGCAGCCAACAACTCCTCCATCTTCTGCATTTCAGCAGTAATTTGAGGATCAGCTACAGCGGGACACTGAAATCCGGGGAAATCCAACGGATCCAAAAGCTCAATCATATCACGCTTTGGACCAGATAAAGGAAATCCCTTTGACGTACCCTTCTTCATGGCATCGATGAATCGTTTTCCATCTTTACCACAAAGGGTCTCCATTTCAGTCATTGGAGCGAGTTCGGAGCAAACCCAATCCTTGAATTTAGGCTCATTGAACTTAGCAACCAGATGGTCAACATAGTCAGCATAAGCCTTAACAAGGAGGGAACCTTCAATTCCAGCACTAGGATTGGCAGAATGCGCAAGAGACGCTTGCCACATGCGAGTGCGATGAAACTTAGGTGCTCCATGTTCGCATTCAACTCCAGTCACCTCAGCAACAGTGTCAGAAATAGGGGTCTTACGCACCTTACTCTTGGTATGAGAGACACGAGAACCGCCTTGTCCAACAAATTCGACATTACTACCTTTCGGCAAAAAGTTAATAGGTGAATTGGGGTGAATATCTTGAGAAACGAGAACTTGCTTTTCATAACGTTCAGTAGGGAAGGTACCATTAACCGTTGAAGGAAAGGCACCACGCCACTTCTTAACCGCAGAAGCAATCACGTCCTCAAGTTCTTTACGTGTAACAGTAAGCCCTTTACCCTTTGGAGTATTGGGAACACCACGCAAATGGACACACGCAACACAATGGCGAGCGAACTTCGCCACTGTTGTGCCCATACACAAACCAGTGAAAGTATCATAAGGAAGATCATACGTGTAACCAGGTCCTCCAGACTCAGAGTTCCTAGTATACTTAATACGAATGGAATCTTCACGCAATTCACCTGCCTTGTCCTTATAAAGAAACGTAGCAGAACCACTGGCCGTGATAGATTCTGGAAACAGATGTTTAATATCAGCAAATACTCCACCCGAAGCAATAGATACAACACACAAATCTTTCCCTGGAAGGGGAATCATGTGAGATGCACTAACAATAGCTCGGAAAGTGGAGTTCAACTGATCTGGATCCTTTCGGGTTAACAGAGCCTTCATGTCTTTCCTATTACGAAAAAGATGAAAAGGCATCAGAAAAACATTGCCTCCAAGAGCCAAGACATCACAAGATTGTTGAAAATCGTTCTCCACGAAAGTACCGTGAAGCAAATTTTGTGAAATCTTAGCCACAACTTGCTCATGAGTCATAGTAGCAGCACGATCATTTACGTGCAACTCAGCTACGACAGCATCAGCCCATGGATTCTCCTCCTTATCCCTCTTCTCAATTTCTTGAACATCAGAGGGAGCAAGTGCAGATTGGTGTACAGCAGCAGCAACACGAAACAAATTCGTGAAATTGTATAGTACTTTAGCCAAAATACACATGGAAAAGAATTGAAACATTTTGCTACGACGAATCGAAGCAAAAATATCCATAGTGATGTCTCGCCTTCGAGCAAGATCTGCCAATTTCTCCTCTCGCCATCGAGCCAACAATGCAAAATACACACAAACGTGGAAAATCAATTCACACACAGGTACAAATGCATATTGGAATGACACAGAAAAAATAGTAGCAAACCAAAAGACGAAAAGGGACATACAAATGCCCCAACGGACGGAGCGTTCATACGCAATAAATTCCCGAGCGTGCAACAACAAAAAGCAACGCGAAATAACGGGATTCATGAAAAGCCAATTAGGCAAAGCACTCAAAAATCGATTGGTGCGATTACCGATGGCTTCAAATTGTGCAGAAACAAATTCAAACGTCTCCTCCATAGAAACCTGTTCCTCATCCTCTTCAGGAATAGAAACCAAACGTCGCAACTCGGTATTCAATTCTTCCAAATCGCGATCAATGTCGCAGGAACAGATATCGTGTGCTCGGTTGCAAGTAGAACAATACTTCCGAGAGGCAACTAAGCCTTCACCCTTCTTGATCAACTTTTTCTGGTTGTCAAAATGGGTAACACACATGGTGGTAATTCGCTTCAAAGCAGTATGGATTCCGACAGTCATTTTATCGGTCTTTCCATCTGCAGAAATCAAATACGAATTGTTTCCACCATATTTGCGATCACGTGGGATATACAAATCCAAATCCCACACATCAGTGACCAGGGAATCTTCAGGAAAGTCACGAAGAGCTTTATCACTATCAAGGCGCTTATCAGGAAGAGAATATTCCTTCTTAGCAAAAACCTCAATGTGGATGTCAGCTCGACGAACAATAGAAAATGGCTTAATAGAACCATTATTACCATGGTCTGCCAATGGAGCATTGCTAGTAATCACGAAAACACGGGGTCGGATTTCAATCTTACCCTTCTCGTGAAGATCAGCTTTGTTGGCATATGTGATCATATTGTTATTGATATCAATAATACGTTCAGTAGGGGCTTTATCCAAAAATTCCTTCTTGGTATTACCCATATCATCAAAAAAGATACCAACAGTGTCACCCTTCAGAGTCGAGTCAAACTTATCAGACTCCTTAATAATGGCAGTACCCTTGGGATCTGGATTAACTCCAGATGCCGCAAGACAATCAGCCATCATAACTTGGGCAACAGTAGACTTACCAACACCAGATTCACCCCAAATATAAATCGTGAATGGGGCGAAACGCATCGAACCATCAATACGTTTAGCTTGGTAAGCGGCACGGTTCTTATGAAGAAGCTCTCTACGCTTCTCCAAATACCCTTGCTGCCAAGTTCCTTTGGCAGACTTGTACGCACGTTAGCAAGTTCAAGAGCTTCATCAAGAAGTTGACTATACTCAATATCTGAAACAGTGCGAGTCTCTCCTCGAATGGTAACAGGTTTTTCATGCAAGTTGAAAACCAT